TATATCTCCTTTCGTTTGCTTTTATTTTTAATGTAATTTTCATTGCTATCTCAATCTATATCCAAGCCGATATAATCTCGATCTTTTTAATTTCTTCGTTACCTATTCTATTCTTACAATGTAATAAAACGATTCCTTCATCTTGATTATGATTAGCTTGTATAGTACAAGTACAATTTTCTTTATCAATTTTTGTAATTTTAGCTAATTTAGTTTCCTTACCATTCTCATCGGTTAAGGTAAACTCACACTTATCATTATATGGTTGTCCATTATCTACAAATGTAACTTTATATGTAGCTTTTCTTCCCCATGCAAGTGTTGATTTACCTTCAATTTGGGTTGTAAAGTTATTAGTTTCATTTTCTAAAATTTGTATATCTATAGATTTTTGAATTCCTTCATATTCAATTGTAAGTTTACAAGTTCCATGCTTTAATCCTATTATTTTATCATCTTCAATTTTAGCTATCTCCTCATTTGAAATAGTATATTTCAATATAGGATTATCAACTTTTATATCATTCTGGAAGCATTGAATGTCAATGGTTGTACTTGTTCCAAGAGTTGATAAAATTGGGTTTTTATTTAGTATTTTAAAATCATAATGGTTCTGATATTTATAGTAATCAGCTATACCTAATTCAAGATTATCAGTATTACTATTAAATTCATCTTGTTCACACATTATTTTTAACAACCCTTTATCATCTTTATTTATAAAAGTGACTTTCCAACAATGTCTGTTAATTATTAATCTCATATCTTCATATACAGTTTTAGTAATTTCATTATTGGGTAATAAAATACTTTCCTTTGAATCTCCTTTTCTATCATATTTATTATCCTTTACGCCAATTGTATATAATTGTTCATTATTTACTAATGCAATATGAGTTTGTATATTACCATCTTTATCAATCCATTTTAATAAATGATTAAATTTTCTTAATTTAGAAGTGTTGTAAAATGGGTTATCTTTATCTATATCAGAAATAACAATATAATCATTATCCATATACTTCACAATATATCCTCTATTAATATCCACATCTTTAGATAAGATTAAATATCTTTCTTCTTTATGTTCATTCGTAGGATTGCTATGGTTTCTTACTATTGCATTTTGTTTATTTCCTTCAATTAATATACTTGTACCTTCTGATTTTAACTGTTGTTGGAATAATTTATAAGCACTCCATTTGACCTTGTCAACTGTTGGAGAACGATAATTACTATAATCTTTCATATATATCGTCCTCCCTTAGTTATAATCAAAGTCTTCCATATTATTTAATAGTTCATTGATTTTGTTTTGAGTTCTTGCTAAAGTTGATTCTCTTCCTTGTAATTGTTCCCTATAGAATTTTTGACCAACTTCTTTTTGAAATGGTTGCCATAATTCTTCAAACTCAATTAATTCATTTTCTAAATATGAATACCTTAAGCAATAAGCTAACAGTAGTAATTGGTTGTTATCTAAAAGAATATTCACCCGTTCCTTTTCATCATCATAGTTTAAATTTGTATAAGATTCATCAATTACAGTATTATAATGTATAATTGCATTATGTATTAATTGATATTTACCTTCATTTGATTTAGGTAGATTATCTGTATCTATACCACAATTATCAAGAAAACAAGTGAATATTTCATCATAGGAAGTATATGAGGTCACTTTAAATCACCTCACTTTATTATTTTTCATACATTTCTTTTAAATTATTATCAAAGAATAAATCAGAATTTTCATATTCCAATCCTGCCCATTCACAAATTACTTTTCTTTTAGCGCTAGAATCTATTCCTTCATCAACTGCCACAGAAACTATATATCTTTTAACGCCTTCTGTAACTGCTTCTGTTTTACCATCAGTTAATTCATTTAATGCTTTTTTTAAAACTAAATGATTACCTGTAGTAAATAAATCAATAACTTCTTTTCTAGTCATAATCGAACTTTCTGCTTGTTCTATTTCAGGAATGTTTTCCTTAACTAATTTAACATCTTCATCTTGTGTTTCCTTTATTATTAAAGCTCCTGTTTGAAATACTATAGTTTCATTTTGCAAATAATCAAATACATCAAATGGTACAGGTCTTTCATTTAGTACAGTACCTTTTGTACCTTGCCATGTATATGTAGTAGTTGTTCCATCATGTGGATAATTTACTATAAAAGGTGTTCCTTGTTTTCTTATTAATATAACTTTTTTATCTTCCATTATTATCTTCCTTTCTATTTAAATAATTTTAATTAAACTTTAAAGAAGGGACATTAATCCCTTCTTAGTTGTTTTTAAATGAATTATAGTTTTATTGCTTTATCACATATATATCCCATTGCTTGTCCTGTAAGTAAAGTTACATCTAATCTGTAATCAATTTTCATATATACAGCTTCATTTTCAATTGATGGCATGTCTTGTGCAGTTCTTAATCCACCAAATTCAGTAATTTTGAATGGGGACTTTTTACCACCTGCTAGCATTACTCCTTCATTTACAGGTAAATCTACTTTGGAACTTTTGTCATCTATAAATGGATTATCTGTAGGTATACAAGTGGTTCTTGATACTTTATCTATATTTACATCTCTTAGTAATGAATTCTTTAATTCATCTGATAAGAATATATTTTTAACTCCACCAACTTCGGCAGAACCTTGTGCTAAAGCTAAAGCATCTATTAAATTAATATCGGCTATTAATACTGGTGTTACACCTCTACCATATCTTAAAAGATTGTTTTCTATAGTTCTAAAGTCTGTTAATTTGATATTTGAACCATCCCAAACTTGTTTTGCTGGAATTTTAACAGATTTAACAGCTTTTCTAGTAGCTTCCATTATCTTTTTAAATAAATAAATTATTTTACGTTCTTGAACAGAGTTAACTGCGTTTCTAAATTCATTAACAGGGTCAGAAATCATTTTATCTATATTGTAATAAACACCGAATTGATGATTTTCTGGTCTTGCAGATATTTCTTGTCTATAAGGTGAAACTCTTACAAAGTCTACTCCTGAAGCAGTAGCACTTAAAGCCATAGAAATTCTTGCTTGTTTTTCTAATACATATTTTTTTGAATCATATCTACTGACTTTTGAATAATCAGAAATTGCATCTAATATAGGTTTAATTTGTGCTTCAGCTTGTTTATCAGCTACCTCTACTATTAAAGCGTTAAAACTTCTTAATTCTTCCATGTTTCTTACTTCACCATTTGAAGTAAAAACTTTATTACATAAAGCTTTTATAGCTTCTTCATCTGATAGTATAGTTTTACCTGTTTCATCCTTCTTTTCGATCATTTTGTTATTGTACACTCTTGTTGCTAATTCTTTCATTTTGTTAAAATCCATTGTATAATCCTCCTTAGATTCACGTTTATATTATGTATATTTTAATTTTATTTTATATTATTGACACTCTAGTCTTACTGTTTGCTTATCAAAAGCAAATCCAAAATCAGTATTTACACTTACTACATTAAATTTGTTAACTGACTCAGCATAGCTTGCATGAGCTGATAGTGGATTTGAAATTATATATTTTTTCTTTGTAGCATCGAAATGTGCAACCATTCCTTGTTTAGCTTCTTTAACTCCCGCATTTAATTCTATTGCAGACGTTTCAAATCTAACTCCTGTTTCAAGTCTTGTTAATCTTACCATTTCGTCTTTCGTATTGAAGAAATCTACATAAGTTTCTCCTTCCATAAGTTGTTCTTCCTCAACTGTTGTTAATAAATATCCCTTTTTCTTATGGTCTGATAATGGCTTACAAGTTAAATTACCTTCTTCATCATATTCTCCTAATTCAACTAATGTGAAATTATCAATTTCATCTTTATCCTCACAAACTAATTTAGCACCATTAACTATATGTTTTGCCCATATAGTATTTAAATTTCCTATTTCGTGATTTCCTCTTACGGATATAGCTTTGTATAATCTTGTTGACATATTATTGTTTCCTCCTTCAGCTTTAATTAATTTAATTTTATTATTTTTTAAATCCATAAAATTCTTCGAACTCATCTACAGTTTTATTTAAATTTTCATTACTTGTACATGGTTCAGTTATGGAATTTATACTTATTTTAGTATCTGGTATTAATTTATCATCTGATTGTATTGGTACAATTTTTGATACAATCATATTATTTAACGCAAATTTAGCTTTTTCAGCTTCATCTTCTTTAGCATTTATAGATTGCTTAATTAAATTTTGCACTTCTTCTTTTCCAAAATCCTCTAAAGCATCTACACTTTCAAATTTCTCTTTGTAGTATGTAGTAGCACTATTTAACTGTTTTTGACATTGTTCTTCGTTATATTTATCTACTATTGGTTGCATTTCTTTAACTTTTGCATTTAAAGAAGTTAAAGTTGCTGTTAATTCATTAAACTTTTTAACTGTAGATTGGTCTTCATCTTGTTTAGATGTAACTTTTGAATTTAATGATTTAATAGTCTTATCTTTTGAATTTAATTGTTTTTCTAATTCTGCTATTGTATCATTAGCAGTTTTTAATTCGGTTTCTTTTTCTTTTAAAGCATTTGTTGATTTCTGAACTTCTGATACGGGTATCCAATCATCAGAATGTTTAACTTGTATCTTTTTGTCATATGAAATTACAACATCATCATTTTCAATTGTATAAGGAACTTTATAATTTACCCATTTGTCTCCTTCATAGTTTTCATATACGAAGTAGTTTTCAGTTGGGTATATTGCATAACTACCTACCCATACATTGTAGTATTCATCTGCTGTCATTACTTTACTTAAAGCATCCATTATCTTACTTCTTATATCTCCTAATGATATTGAATTAAGAGATTTTATAAAAGCATTTTTCACAATACCATCCTCCTTATTTGTAGAATTATTTTGTTTTTTAATTACTTGATTAATAGCTTTGTTCCATGTCTTTTTTTCATTTAAACTCAACAATTGTGCTGAATCGTATGCAGGTTCTATTTCTATGCAATCACCCCTGTTTTCTGAATTTAAAAGTGTATGAGCTGTATATAAAATAGGACTTTGTATATGTTCAATTCCGTCTATCATATTATAATTACAATATAAAAATTCAACAGACATATGTATTTTGACACCATTGTTAAGCCATTCCATAAGCAATCCTGTAACATCCTGATACTTGTCATCATTCCAAATAACTATATCGCCATATAATACTCTTTTGGTGTTACCATTTTCATCGGTAAAATCATCAATATAAACATTTTCAATGAAACCTATTGCAATAGTGTCTGTAATTACTACATCATCACCATCTCTATTTTTACTTTCTTTTTCTTCATGATCTCCTAATGCATCTATACCGTTATTTTCTTCATTGCTTATGTATTTACACACAATTCTTTTTCCTATTAAAGTATTCATATTCTCGGCACAAACATCTTCGCTAATAATTTGATTATTCCAAGATTTTTCAAAGTCATGAATTATAACCGTACCTTTTAATAAAGTAGGATCTTCCTCATTAACTTTAATACTGTTAAATTGTGCTTTAAACGTAGATTTCTTTTGCTTTTTATCTTCTGACATTTAATTTATCACCTCCTTTCAATAGAAACACAATTATCTTTCTAAATACCATTTTTTAATTTCATCTTTAGTTTTATCTTTTAAATTATTGAATAATTCATCTTTTATAACTAACTTTTTTCCATTATTAGATATTAGAATAGAATTATTATTTTTAACTATTATAATGTTGTTTTTCATTTACAACTTCCTTTCTAAACATTTTGCACTTAGACGCCTCGCTCTTTGCTTTCTATAGTTGCGTCACTTGAATCAGAATCATCTAATTTTGGACTTCCTATATCATTTCCATCTTTACCACTAAGAACATTGGTATTTAACGGTGGCATAATCTTTTCTCTTAATTTTAATTTTTCTATTTCATAAATAGATTCTTCAAAATATTCTTCAGAACTTATACCTAGTATATCTAAAACATACTTAGCTGAATATCCTTGTGCTTCTAATTTAATTAATGTATCAAGTTTCTTTTCTCTTTCGATAGGAGTGTCTTTATTATATTGAAATATATAATTACAACCTTTTTCTTCACCTAATATAATATCTATAAGTTGATTATATATTTCCTCTATAATTTCTAACATAACACCTATTTTTTTATAAAATACATCTAAATTTAATTTAGCTGATGCATAATTACCCTTTGTACCATTTGTTAAAACTTGCGAAATACCTGTGGCATTAGTTATGTCATTATCAATAGAATCATATTTTTTAGGATCTAATGTTTTATCTCCATTTTTTATTTCTGGGAATTCAAAAGTTGCAAAATCAGGCATAGCAATACAAGCAATACCATTCTTATCTTTAACGCCTTTTTCTAACGCTCTTTTAACACCTGCCAAAACTTTTCTTTTAGCGCTTTCTTTAACCTTAGAATCATTATCATCCTTACCTCTAAATTTTAAAACTGCCATAGCTTTTATTATTTTATCTGCTATAGATTGTTCTAAATCTTTAAGTTTTTGTTTATGTTGAATATCAAATAAAGTTTGAGTACCATAAGGTATACCTAATCTTTGATTTCTACTTAAAGTATGTATTCTTGCTACCAAAGTTTTACTAATAGGCAACATTATATATCTTAAAGTATCTTCATTTTCACCATTATACTCTTTCCATTTTTTATATTTATTTTCTGTTATCAACGGAGATAAATTTTCAAATGTTAATTTTCTTTCTAATTCAGACATTTCATCAAACCACTGTAAATCAATAACTGCCACCATTTTTCCTTTTGCTCGCCCATATGGAAATACATATTTTAAATTATTGAATACATTAAAATAAGGTTCTCTTTTAGAACCTAACCAAGTACCAATTAAAGTACCACTATGAGCTAATTGAACTAATAAGTCTCTAGTTAATTGTTTGTGTTGTATTTTCTTTTCTAAATAAAGATTTATTGTAGATAAATCTTCTTTATAATCTTTATCTCTTTTTAACACTTTAATTTGATAATCTAATGGAGGTAAACTAAATATTAAATCATATAATTGAAATACATTGCCATCAATAATATAATAATAGGTTAACAAATTAACTATGTTATTGATATATTTGTCAGGATTATTAAACCATAATTGTAAAGTGTCTAAGTTAACAGTTTTTATCTTACCATTATTACATAAATCCATTACAAAACCATCTATAAAGGCATCAACTACATCATCGTATGTATTATATTGTCGTTCTAATTCATTTATATGTTCTTGTAATTGCTCTATTTGTAAAGATTGCTTTTCTATTGTCGTAGATTTATTTTTACTTCCTTTTGTTCTTGTCAATTTTAAATAGTCACCTCCTTTTGTTTTGATTATTTATTATTCATTATTTTTTCTAATTAGTTTTTGTTGTTATTTAAATGTAATATACTAATGGATCATCGCCCTCTTCGTCTTCATCATCTTTTTCTAAAAACATCATTATATAGTACAGCCCATACACAGTTGCCGAATACCTATCCTTATCTATTCGACGTACAACCTGTTCTACGGTTATAGCATTTTGTGTCCTCTTTAGTTTCAAATTTGCAACTTCATCAATAAAGAATTGAGTTTGATTACACGCCTTTTCTACTTCTATAGCTTCGTCGCTATTTTTTACTTTTTCTTTAATATCTTGAAATTGTTTTATTAATTTGAATCTATTTGACTCAACAAAATCAATAAATATTCTAATTATATCTCCATTAATTCCTTGCGCTTTTAAACAGTAGACTAGAGGCGGAGCATTACTGGACTTGGATTTGTCATCCGTATTTATCGTTGCAAAACACCCCAACTCCTCATTTGTCTCAGGATCAGTTGCATCTTCGAGTAATTTTTCTACTAATCCTTGTCCTATCGAGTTGGCATCAACAACTATTGCTTTCACCCTCGACTTAGTTAAATCCAAATTGCCACCATATTGATAAAAAATTCTTTTAATAATAATAGATTGTTCTTCAAAGTTTAAACCGTTGGGAGGCGTTATTAAATTAACCATTTGCACTTGTCTTATAACACCGTCATTATTTCTAATTATTTTTAAAATAGAAATAGCAGTTTTATTGTTGCTATCGCTAGTACTTCTAGCTACATCAACTCCAATTACATACTCAACCACTTCTAAATTACCTTTTTTATCTCTTGGACACTGTAGTTCAGGCATTGCTAAAGTTCTTGCTTTCATTAGTTTACTAATATTAATTAATGCGCCCGAGGTTGCTCCAACCCAGTCGCACAAATAATTTTGTCGAAATCTGACGATATTACCACGTCTCGCTTTGTCTATCGTTGATTTTTTTTGCATATTAAAATGAACTGGCATTTTCCAATCTGAACCAAAAACAAAGCTACCTTGTAAATTTATCATCTCTTTCGTCATTTGAAGAATTTTCTCATATTCATCTGAGTTTTTATAACCCGATGTTGTAAATCTATTTATTTGACCATTTAATTCAGTAGGATCAGTATCTCCATTTGGAAGCGTTCTAGGTATATTAAAAATTGGTTCAATTGCATCTTCGTATAAGTCTTTATCTATTAGAGCACTTTCTTCTATTGAACCTCTACGTCTTCTTAATCCTTTACTTTGTTGTGCGTTTGCCAAATTATCTAACACGGCTCCATTATGAAACTCTACTCTACCACTATCTTTAGAAAAGTTTGCACTTTTAATTTCATCTTTCAATGCAGGGTAAAATCTTAATAATTCATCATGTTTTTCTTTCCATATCTTAACTGCACTTTCTTTTGTCGAAGCTGTAATTGCTAATGTTATATTAGGATAAGCTATTGCGGTAAAATATAAAACCATAACTTCTGTCATGGTTTTTGATCCACCTCTAGGTATACAGAAATAATTTTCTGGGAAACGTGCTAAACATCGCATCATAACCCTTTGGTAAAGCCTTAATGTTATTCCTCCCTTTTCTGGAGTTATAGCGTCATAAAAAATATCAGGATACCATCTTAACCAACTACAACACTCAACCCATTTAGATAAACTTTTTTTAATTACATTACTTTCATCAATATCTACAGGATTCTCGTAATTATTATTGTAAATATCATATCTATTTTGTGTATTTCTATCTTGTTTAAAGTTAGAATATGTAGCCATTAAGCATTATCTCCTATATACTCGACATCATCATATACAGGTTCTTTATACACCTCTTGCAAATCTCTAAAATTTGCCGTTCTTTCTGTCATATAATCTTTTATCTGTTTATCATCATATCCTTGTTGTATAAAATATTCATTTAACATTTGATTATAAAAATTCCAAATATCCTTGTACTGTACGAAGGGCTTATCTTCTAATCTTCGCATATAGTTGATAATTGACCATATAACCAAATCGGGTTCATCATTAGGCTGTATTTGCACTTTAGGCAACCAAGGAATTACCCCTGCTTCAGTTTCTACTGCTTCAAACATTTGAGACAGAACATCTATACCTCCACTAATATCACTTTTACTTAACTGAGATACGTTTAATTTACCGTCTTGTGCTTCCTTCTGTGCTAATTTAGCTAATTTTTCAGAATCACTAATATTGCCTTTAGCCAATTCCATTTCTGATTTTACCTTAAATATAATATAACTAATTAATTTTTCAGTATGTAAAGCTGTTTTTTCTGAATATCCTTTGCTAGTCAACCTATCATATCTTTTTTCAAAATTTATATATTCCTCTATGGTAAATCCATAGCCATATTTTTCTTCGAGTTGATTAAGTTGTTTTTGTGTAATTTTAGTATTTTGATGAGTTATCTTTAAATCAATAGTATCATTTTCAGTAGAAATTCCATTGCATTTTGTAATATCTCCATCTTTCCATATTAAATCTTTATATTGAGGCAAAGAAGATATTTGTCTTATATATTCTCCCCATGTATCTTTTTTAGATTTTAAACATTCTTCCCATTTATCTTGTATAAATGGTTTATCTAAAATGTGTAATAAAAATAATATAGACTCCATATTGTTATAATCCACTACCTTCTTTGTACATTTTTTACAAAATCGAAAGCTGTCATTTATATATGGATTTACATTCTGATAAAAATTATTAGTCGTATACTTTTTTTCCTTTGTACAACATAAACATATTTTTGTTTCATTATTATCTTCCTTATTTATTGCCATATAGAATCTTAGACTGCTACTCAAAATATGGACAAACATACCCATATCGAGATTGTTACTGTTTCAACGTACCCTGTCTTGCCTAAGCTACTACAGTTTGTATAGCACTCCACAGTCGTTAATTCCCGAATTAGCCTTCGGTACATATATAAGAACTTGTTTAATTAAGCTATCTTATATTTTTTAACATTAGCTAAATTTATACTTGCATTTAAATCTCTATCAATAACAAGTCCACAATTACATTTATAAACTCTATCAGATAGTTTTAAATCTTTCTTGATAGCTCCACAACAACTACAAGTTTTACTACTAGGATAAAATCTATCAACTACTCTAAGTTCAATATTATTTTGATTACATTTAGATGTTAATTTAGTTCTAAATTCATAAAATTTTTGTTGTGCTACTGATTTAGCTAGATGTTTATTCTTCATCATTCCACTAATATTTAAATCTTCAATAGTTATATAGCTTGGTTTTTGCTTAACTATTTCACTTACAGTTTTATTTATATAATCAGTTCTTATATTAGTAAGTCTTTGATAAAGTTTTTGTACCTTGACTATTTGTTTTTGGATATTTTGTCTAGTAGCTTTACCTCCTTTTATATTTTTATTTCTTGTTTTCAAACTCTCATATTTCCTTGAAAGTTTTCTTTGCTCTCTTTTCAATTTCTTTTCTACTTTTCTAACTCTTGATGTTTTATTTATATTCTTAAACTTATCTCCATTTGAACATATTGCAAAATCTTTTAGTCCTAAGTCAATCCCAATTCCCTCGTTTGTAGGGTTTGGAACTACTATATCCATTTCTTCAACTAGTATAGATACATAGTACCTATTAGCTTTGTAACCAACTGTACCACTTTTAACTTTTACATTTGTTGGTATATATCCAAACTCTTTTAATCTCATCCAACCAAGAGTAGGTATTTTTACTCTATGCCTTTCAATAGTCCAATCAGTTTTATTGTTCTTTGGAAAATAAGCTTTAACATCTTGATTTTTCTTTTTCTTAAATTTAGGGAATCCACTTAATCCTTTGAAAAACCTCTTAAATGCTTTTTCTCCATTCATTATAGATTGTTTGGTAGCTTTTGAAGAAACTTCTTTGATCCAAATTTTATCTTGATTATTAGGAATATATTCGTTATTTAACCATTTAGAAAATTGCATACCACTTATAAATTTATTTTCTTTTTCATAAATTGCTTTATTATGAGCTATATAAAAATTATAAATAAATCTACTAACTCCAATAGTTTTATGAATTTTTATACTTTGTTCTTGAGTTGGTTTTATCTCCACTTTGTAAGCTCTTAACAATTTCATCATCCTCCTTAATTTTTTTCTTATATTTTCTTAATCCATATATACGGCAACTAAATACATGAATTATAGAAATT